TACTCCTAAAGCAGGCGGCACACCTAATGCAGTTGATACTATTTTGGTTAAACATATATCTGGTGGATTATCAAGAATTAAAATAAAATCATATGCTGAAGGGCGTAAATCATTTGAAGGAACTGAGCAAGATCTCATCTGGTTGGATGAAGAATGTCCATTGGCAATCTATACTGAATGTGTAACTCGAACCATGACTACAAATGGTTTAATCATGCTTACATTCACACCACTTGAAGGATTAACTGAGACAGTTTTACAGTTTTTGCCTGGTGGCCAGATTAAGGAAAATCAATCTGGTAGTAAAATGTTAATCATGGCTACATGGGATGATGCTCCACATCTCACAGCAGCGCAGAAGGCAAAACTCTATGATGCACTTCCTCCCTATCAACGGGAAGCTCGTTCAAAAGGTATCCCTCAACTGGGGTCAGGTGCAATATTTCCGATATTAGAAAGTAATATTACAGTAAATGATTTTGCCATTCCTGATCATTGGCTTCGTTGTTATGCTCTTGATGTAGGTTGGAAAAAGACTGCTTGTTTATGGGGTGCAACTGATCCGACATCACAAATCACTTATCTTTATTCTGAGTATTACCAAGGTCAAGCTGAGCCAATTATTCACTCTGAAGGTATTAAGGCTCGTGGTGTATGGATTCCAGGTGTAATTGATTCAGCAGCTCATGGACGCTCTCAGGATGATGGTAAACAACTTTTTGAGCTTTATATTGCTTGTGGACTTGATATATCAAATGCTAATAAATCAGTAGAATCTGGTTTATATAAAACTTGGCAAATGTTAAGTACAAATAAACTAAAAGTATTTGCTTCGCTGGTTAATTGGTTTGCAGAATTTAGATTGTATAGGCGAGATGAGAATGGCAAGATTGTAAAAGAAAATGATCATNTAATGGACGACACCAGGTATTTAGTNATGTCTGGTTTAGANAGAGCAATTGCTAANCCTTATTGGGAATTTGAAGCTTGGGAAGAATCTGAAANCTATAATCAATTAGATGTTAATTTAATCACTGGATATTAATTAGGATAATAAATGCCAATAGATCCAATGGATATAAATGAAGAAATATTAACTGACCCTACTACGGATAGAAATAAGCCAATCTGGGCATCAGAAGAACCAATTGATGATATCATATCTGAAACTGATCAATCTGATGAATTTCTCCAAGTAATTGAAAAAGAAGTCCTGCGTGCTGAAGCAATGGTTCTAATTACCAACATTGCTCCAAAACAACCTGAGAAAATCCTCTCAGATTTGACAACTAAAGTCATCGAGGGATATAAACTTGATTTAGATAGCCGTAAAGAATGGGAAGAGCTCAACAAGCAGATTATCGATCTTGCAAAACTTCTTGTAAAGAAAAAAACCTATGCTGGGGAAGTTGTTGCTAATGTTAAATATCCTTTAATCATCAATGCCTGTCTTCAATTCGCTGCCAGAGCATATCCAGAAATGATTAAAGGTACTAATGTTGTCAAAGGTAAGGTGATTGGCAAAGATCCAGATAATCTTAAATTCGATCGGGCTAAACGTATCTGTGATTTTATGTCATTCCAGGTACTGAATGAAATGCAGGATTGGGAAGAAGGAGTAGATCAATTACTCTTTACTCTCCCTGCAATTGGTTGTGCTTTTAAAAAAAGTTATTTCAACAGCATTGAAAGACATAACGTATCCGAAATGGTATTCGCTGATGATTTGATTGTAAATTATTTTACTGAATCTCTTGAAAGAGCACCAAGAATTACACATCGTATATATCTTTATCATAATGAAATCATAGAACGTATCAATGCAGGAGTTTTTTCCGAATTTGATATTGCTGAACTTGGTGAGGCCACATCTGATGAGACAAGCAATACTGACGAAGAAACACCACATTTATTTCTCGAACAACATCGTTGGTATGACTTCGACGGGGATGGTTATCAAGAACCATATATCGTAACTGTTCATGAAGAATCTCAGAAATTAGTCAGAATCGCTCCAAGATATGCAACTGATGGAATTATTCGCAATGAAAAAGATGAAATAATCAAAATAGTCCCTGAGCATTATTTTACTCGTTATATCTTTATGCCATCAATCGATGGTGGATTTTATGGAATGGGTTTTGGTTCCTTATTGATGAGTACTAATACTGCTATAAACACTTTAATTAATCAACTCTTAGANGCTGGNACATTNTCTAATCGGCAAAGTGGCTTCCTCGGTAGGGGGTTAAAACTCGGTAGAGGCAAATCAATTCAGGTTAAGTCAGGCGAATGGAAACATGTTGAAGTTACTGGTGAAGATCTNAAAAAGAATGTNTTTCCAATGCCAGTGCGTGAACCTTCGACTGTATTGTTTCAATTATTAAATCTCTTAATCACTGCTGGAAAAGAACTTGCTGGCATGACAGAAATCCTTGCAGGTAATTCACCTGGAGCAAATGTTCCGGCTGAAAGTGTGCTTGCATTAATCGAACAAGGGCTTCAAGTCTATTCAGCTATTCATAAGAGAATTTATCGTGCTCAATATAAAGAATTCAATAAGTTGCGTCGTTTAAATGCTTTATATCTTGACCAGATGACTTATAGTACTGTATTAGATGATGAAGCTGCAAATATTCAAGCTGATTTTGCTACAAATGATTTTGATATTATTCCTGTATCTGACCCGAATAATACTACTATGTTGCAACGACTAATGAAAGCAAAAGCTATGTTAGAGTTGCGAGGTCAAGGATTAAATGACCAAGAAATCAATCGACGTTATTTACTCGCAATGGATATTAATGATATAGAAAAGATTATTCCAGATGAACAATCAGAACAACCAGATCCAATAGAACAAATACAAGAGCAAAAGATGCAAGGTGATTTAGATGAATTATATGCAAAGATCGAAAAGTTGAAATCAGAAACTGCTCTTAATTATGCCAAGATTGAAAGTGAATATCAAGGACATGAAAAAACATTGGCTGGAATTGTCAATGATGAAAGAAAAGTTGATATTAGTGAGGCACAAGTAGTAAATCAAATTGAATTAGGTAGGAGTCAGCAATCAATTGGAAAAGCTCCAGAAGGGGTAACAGAAAGTACTATAAAAAGAGAATATGAAAAATAACAATCAGGATGGTTTGCAACTCAAAGTGATATGTTAGCTGAAGATTGGATGATTATAGAATAGGATAAAGATGACAATTAGGACGAAAATGAAAGAATATCAAGAAAGAGTTATTCAGGAGCAAAAAGAACTTGGTGAAAAGATTATTAAATTAACTACTTTTCTTATGTTTTTTGATTTACAAAATGCTGATATTGATATTGATAACTGGCAATTATTATATCATCAATTATCTGATATGTTAAGTTATAATCAAATCTTACAAAAAAGGGTTTATTTATTTACGCATTAAAGGAGGTTTTCAGTCATGCTTTCAAAAGAATCTTTTGAAGAATGGAAAACGCACATAGTAACAATTGAGATTTATAAAGAAATTAAAAAAGCTAAACAGATATTGCAACATAACATATCGGAAGGATTAACAATCGGACAATCTGCAGATATCACGCATGGCTTAACAAATAAAGCAATTGGCCAAATAGAAGGACTTAATCAATTATTGAACATTACTTACGAGGATGAAGAATCTACATTAGAATAAGGAAGGTAATTTATGAAAAAAGTTAATAAATCAGGCATAATCCCAACTGGTGGTCATATCCTAGTATTACCAGACAAGGTTAAGGAAAAAACTTCTGGTGGAATTTTTGTTCCAGTGACAGTTCGTGACAAAGAACAAGCAGCAGCGACTTCTGGAAGAGTTATATCTATTGGAACTTCTGCCTGGAAAGATCTTGACAATGGTGAGCCATGGGCTATGGTTAGTGAACGAGTAAGTTATGCTCGTTATGCTGGTGTTGTCATGAAAGGCAATGATGATGTTGATTATGTTTTAATTAATGATAATGATGTTTTAGCAATATTATTGGATTAAAGGAGTTATTATGCCAGAGGAATTTATTGAAGATATATTAGCTGAAACAAAACCAATTGAAGATTCAGAAGATCCAGAAGATTCAGAAGATTTGAATAGTCCTAATGAAGAAACAATTGATAATAAGACTGAAGTTAGTACTGGTGATGAAAATACTGATAATAAGTCTGATGATGTGCCTGAAGTAACTATTGAAGATTTAGCAACTCAAATTGGTTGGAATGCCAATTATAAGGGTAAAGAATCTATTGATGCAGCTACTTATATTTTAAAATCCCGTGAAATTCAAGATACAATGAAAGGGCATAATACAGATCTCAAGACTCAATTGTCTGATGTAAAAAATTCTATTAATGATTTAAAAGAGCATAACAAAAGAGTTTATCAAACTGAAATAACACGTATGCAGACTGAATTAGACTCTCTTAAAAAACAAAAACGTGCTGCTGTTGAAGTTGCCGATGTCCCTAAAGTTGATGAACTTGATAAACAAATTGATGATCTTCAAAAAGATTTAAATCTGCCAGAACCAAAAAATACATCTTCGTCAAATCCAGTATTTGATGAATGGGTGAAAGATAACCAATGGTATTTAACTGATTCTGAAATGGCTACATATGCTGAAACTGTAGCAGATCAATATAAAGGTGCTCCCGCAGATAAGATATATAAAGTAGTTAGGCAAAAAGTAATGGAAATCTTTCCTGAAAATTTTGAAGATAAAGAATCTAAGCAATCCAAACAATCTGATCAATCAAAAGACGGAGAAAATCTTCAATCAAATAATGTTAAACCTATTGGACCGAAAAGTCCAGTTGAAGCAGCAAAGAATAATAAAGTTGCATCAACCTTTACTAAGGCCGATCTTACTCCAGAACAGACTACTATTATGAATCAATTTACAAAACTTGGAGTAATGACTGAAGAACAATATATCAAGGATATTCTAAAGATGCAGGGGGAAGGTTAAAAATGCCAGATAATAAAGAAAAGTTGGCAGATAATAAAGAGAAGGTTGATCTTACAAAAGTTAACAAAGATCAATCGAGAAAAAGAATACCTTTAGGAACACGAAATATCTTAACTGCACCGAAAAAAGCTGGTTTCGTGCGCCGATTTGTTAATGATAAAGGTGATAGACTCCAACAATTTATAAACGCTGGATATGCAGTTGTTAAGGAAGATATTATGGTTGGTGATCCTCAGGCTGGAAAACCAAAACAACTCGGAAACAGTGTAAGTGCTCAAGGAGATGGTCAGCGAAAAGTTCTTATGGAAATTCCTGAGAAATATTACGAAGAAGACAATAAAAATGCACAGGATAAAATTACAAGTGTTGAAAATGAGTTGCGAAGAAACTTGGTAAATCCTGGTGTTGATGGTCTTCATGGAAAAGTACAAATTTCTTAATTTTTTTATTTTAATGAGGTGACTTATGTCAAATCTTGATATACCGGCTGGATTTAAACCAGTCAAAAATTTAAATGGTTCTCCCTGGAATGGGAAACCTAATGTTTATTATATTCCAGTTGGGAATACCGCAACACTCTTTATTGGTGATGCTGTTAAAAGTGGTGGTGCAGCAGATGCTACTGGAATGTATCCAACTGTGACAAAAATCGCTGCTGGTAACGCTATTCGTGGTGTTATTATCGGCTTTGGTCTCGATCCATATATTATGGTAAATCCAGATAACTTAAATATGAAATATTGTCCCGCCGCTACAGCAATGTATTGCCTGGTTGTGGATGACCCGGATGTAATTTTTGAAGTGCAAGAAGATAGTGTTGGTGGTGCTATTGCCGCAGAATCTGTAGGACTATCTGTTGATGTGACAGTCCCTACTGGATCTACTACGACCGGCAAGAGTGCAATGGAACTTGATTCCAGCGGTGTTGTTGCTACTGTTGCACAATGTAAAATTCTTCGTGCAGTTAATCGGCCAGATAATGAGCTTGGTAACAATTGTAAATGGGAAGTACTCATTCGTGAACACGAAATGCTCTTGGCCACTGGTGTTTAATTATCGTATCAATTAAGGAGGTGTCTTGATGGGCATTATCTCAACAAGTAATTTTGCAAAAGATCTCGTCCCAGGTGTAAAAACTTGGTTTGGGCAAAAGTATAAAGAATATCCAATTGAGTATTTGGATATTTTTGAAAAAGTAAACTCTACTCGGGCTTTTGAAGAAGAAGCTGGTATTACTGGTTTTGGTCTTGCAGCTATAAAAACTGAGGGTAATGGAATTGCCTATGATTCTCAGGAACAGGGTTTTGTTTCTCGGTATACTCATATTACTTATGGTCTGGGTTTTATTATCACTCGTGAGATGTATGAAGATGGTATTGCTGTTACTATTGCGTTACGGCGAGCAAATGCTTTAGCTTTTTCAATCCGGCAGACTAAAGAAATCATTGGTGCTAATGTACTTAATCGAGCATTTAACTCTGCCTATACTATGGGAACTAATTCTGATAATATAGAGCTATGTTCTGATGCTCATCCAAATAAATCTGGTGGTACGTGGCGTAATGAGCTTTCAACGGCTGCTGATTTAAGTGAAGATGCATTAGAACAGGCATGTATTGATATTGCTGGATTTACAACTGATCGTGGTCTTACAATTGCGATTATGCCTCAGCAGTTGATCATTCCGCCTAATTTGGAATTTGATGCTTTTCGTATTTTGGAATCTATTGGACAGTCACATACTGATCTTAACGCCATCAATGCTCTTCGGGCTTCTAAGAAGTTTCCAAAAGGTGTTGCTGTAAATCATTATCTTACAGACAATGATGCATGGTTTATCAAAACTAATTGTCCTGACGGCCTAAAATACATGAATCGTCGGGCTGATTCTTTTGGAACTGAGCAGGATTTTGATACTGAAAATGCTAAGTTTAAAGCCACATTTCGAGGTAGTTTTGGTTGGTCTGATCCAAGAGGAATCTTTGGTTCACCTGGAGCGTAATGATTTAATTGTCGTTCATAAATGAACGTCAATTATAAAGAGCTAACTTGTTTATCAGAACAGGAGTTTTTTCCTTTTTTCTCCTTTTCCCTCTTGTTCTGATAAATAACTCAAAACTAAGTTTATTACATTAAATTTCTTATCGAGGTAACAGATGGGATATGATTATCAAACAGCGAGTCTTACTGCACAGAATACTTTTACAGATTGGTTAGCCACACCTAAAAAATCTCAGGGCGGTGCTGGTTACATAGATCTTGCTATCACTGGAACATGGGAAGGGACAATAACTGTTCAGAAACGATATGATCGGGGTGGGGTATATACAGACCCGATAGATGTCAAAGAATATACTGAAAATGTGGCAGAGCTTATTGAAGATCACGTTTGGAAAGTTGAATATAGAATTGGTTTTAAGACAGGAGATTTTACGTCAGGAACTGCTATTGTGAGATTGGATAGATAATGATACGATCACATATTAGAAATCATATCAGAAAACATATTTACAGTCATATGAACAAATATGAAGAGGTTGAAGATGACGGTCTGTTCCATTTCACCAACACTGGTGCAACATTATCGCCTTACATCGAGGTTGCTGGAACGCCAGATATTCTTTGGACTTGGGCAGATGGTACGACAGACAATAAAGCCAATCCTGATGATGTTACTTGTATTGGCGATAATACTTTATCTGTCAGCGACTGGGATGCCGTAACAGTTTTCGATTTTAGGGATCAACATTTAACCGGCGAGCTTGTTACAAAAGAATGGCCTGAAGCTACAAAAATATATTTTCATATAAATAGTTATTTAGGTAATATACAAATATTTCCCTGGATAAAAGCAGAACGAATAAGTTTTCGTGATAATGATTTTACGAGCATATCTGGCAGTCTTCAAACACAAATTAAAATGATACTTTGTTATTTTAATAATAACGCTATTTCTTTATCCGCCCAAATCGACAAAGCCATGTCTGATCTTGTGGTCAACGCTGGCGCCGCTGGCAGAACAGCAGTTTGCAATGTTAATTTTTCAGGTATTAATATGTCCGGCCCAACATCAGCCGGAACAGTAAATAAAGATATTCTGGTCAATACATATAGTTGGACAGTAACTTTAAATCCTGAGGTATAAATGATAAAGCTTAAAGAAAAGAAATTTAGAATTGAAACAGATGCAGATGCTAAAAAGCATCCAGCATTTCCCAAAGAAGATACAATCTACAATCCATTAACAAGAGAGTTTATCATCAAGCAAAAGAAAATCTCCGGTAAAGATTGGCGCTTAGTCCATAATGGCAAAAAAGTCATTGATCTCATAGAAGGCAAGGGGATAACTTATACTCTTGAGAAATGTGTAGAATTTAAAACCAGGGTAGAGGCTTTGAAAGAAATTAAGATATTGAATTTAGATACTAAGGAATTTGAGATATTGAATTTAGATTCTAAAGACCTTGAAGGAATGGTAATATCATGAAGAGAATTATTATCCTTGTATGTCTTTTCCTATCTGGTTGTACATATAATGTGAGCTTGGTAAATGGGAATAAGAACGAAACAGGTGTGAATGCACCTGTAGATAAAAATATTCCTGTCTCAACTGATATTAAAGTTCCAGCTTCAATGGTTGGAGGTTTGTAAGATGAAAATCACAGATCAGCAATTATGTATTATAGGACTTTTTATTCTTGCCATAGTTTCTTTAATTGTAGCTTTTTGGATGAATGAAAAAAATCAGGCGGTGATGATCACAATAACCTCCAGTGTCGTTAGTGGTATCTTGGGTTATCTAAAAGGAAAAGAATAATTATAAAAGATCGGATAATCATGAAAATTTTAACAAAAGATGAAATCCTGGATGTTGATATTAACCAATTGCCAATGTTAGTGTTAAGTTATAATTACCGGGATATAGTTTCGAGTTTAATTAACATTAGAAAAAAGAGTCATTACAATCATTTAATGTGGTATTACAGGCCAGGCTGGTTCGCAAGTCAAGGGATGTTTTTCAGCTTAGATAAGGCTGAAAAATTTTTAGATCATCACAGGTTAAAATTTTGGTATAATCCTGATTGGACTGTATTCGACAAAGCAGAATTATTTACAAATATCAAGACTGATTTAGAAAAGCCAAAGTTTAGAACTCGTTACGATTGGCTTGCAATAATTGGACAACTTGTTGGATTAACAGGAATTCAAAATCCAATGACCAAGATTTGTAGCGATTATGGTGGATACCTAAAAAGAGTTGATTCTACTTATAACTTAAAACACCCTGCACCTTCAGATGTGAATGAATGGTTGAAGGGACAAAGTCAATATAAAATTTGGGGAAGATATTTAAAGGATTAAAAGATTATGAAAAAAATTATTATTTTTGCATGTCTCGTGTTGCTCATATCAAGCGTTGCTTTAGCCGATCCCGTAAGAACAACCACTTGGTTGTCGTTCAAATGGGATGCGGTGACAGAAAATTCAGATGGAAAACCTTGTACAGACCTGGGCGGATATGCCATCTATAAAAGCCGAACAGATGATGAGGCTATATGGAAAGACTTGACTGGCATGGACAAAGCTTGTAAAATTGTTGCTCCAGAATATACAACAACAAGTTTTTGGTGTTATGAACCTGGTACTTGGTTTTTTATGTTTCGAGCATTTGATAAAACTAAAAATTTTGGTGTAAAGTCTGATGTTCTTGAGGTTTTTGTAGATATCACTGCGCCTGGATGCGTAACTGGTGCAGAAGTCATAACTCCTGGCGATTTAAATAATGATGGCGATGTAGATGGAGATGATCTGGCTATTATGGCAGAAAATCTTGGAAAATAAATTGGCATGGAAAATAAATTGGCATGACTTTAAATTATAAACAAAAATATGATCGTTTATTAACAAAAATTAATGAAATTGTTTTTGATGTGTTTATTGAAGAGGTTGCAAAAACATGGTCAAATCCGGATAATATAACATGCTTAGATTCAAAAGAAAAATATAAAAAGGTTTGCCTCTTAATAAATGAAGTAGATAAACTTATGATATCACAAGTGGAATTTCTTGATCATGCTATTAAGACAAAAAAAAGAGGTGGTGTTGTTTAATAAAAATTTTAATAGGATTTATTATGTCTTATAAACCTGGTGATTATAAAGTCATTTGTGATAGATGTGGTTTTGCAAGATTGGCATCTGATTGTCGAATGACTTGGGATGGTTGGTTTGTCTGTGCAGATACTTGCTGGGAACCCAAACACGAACAATTTACTCCTCCTAAACCACTTGGAGAAAAACAATCTGTTCCAGTATTGAGGAAAGAAGAGCCGTTAAATTTTATTATCTCTGTTGATGATGAAACTTTGGAATCAGATGTTACTCCAATAGATCCTGAAGAAGGTTATTTTATCACTACCCCAATTACTGGAGATGATTTATAATGATTTTATCAGAGTTAGTTGCTGCTGTAGAAAGAGTCATCCAAGATAGTTCTTTTACAGAGAGTGATATCATAGCTCGTTTAAATGAAGCACAATCTGAAGTCTCTGGTGGAGTTCAATCTACTTTAGGCTCTTGGTTAACTCCTCCTTTACCAGAATTGTTAACTATTGGGACAATTGAAACCTTGGTTGATGCTGCTCATGTCGCAATGCCTGACAATTTTCAACGTACTCTACAATTTGTTGCTTCATCTGAAGGAAATGAAATTGACATCGCTGAATCTTTCATCTCTTTTGTTGAAGTATATCCGTTACTTGATAAATCTGGTGCAATAGTTGAATGTTGCGAGACTGGTAAGAATTTTTATTATCAAGGAATCCCTACTTCTTCTGCCGAGATTACGATTCATTATTATAGATTTCCAGTCGCTATGACCGTTGATGCTGACCTTCCAGATGGGATTCCAAGTCATTTGCATCGTGGATTATTAGTTAATCATGTCTGTTGGAAAATTTTTGAATTAATTGAAGATGGTATTGATGAAGCTAAAACAAATACTGAAAAATATATGACTTTATTTTTTAATGCTGCTCGAATACTTGAACTTTTTATTCCTTATGAAGATAGAAATTTTAACTTATTTTAATTTATTCCAAATTAGTTATAAAACACTAAAAAGATAATTATGCTATTATTTAAAGGTACAAAAGGTTTAAATATTGAAACTGATCCTGCAAGAATCAACTTTAATCCTGAAACTGGAGTTCAAGACTTAGCTGCCAGTAAAAATATAGATATTGATGATACTGGTAGAATTTCAAGAAGAAAAGGTTTTGAAAGAAAAATCATTGGAAATTATCATAGTGGTTTTTCTTGTAATAATTATGCTCTTTGTGTAATTGGTGATGCCTTAACTGTTTTGGAAGCAAATTATAGTACTAATGCTATTAGGCAGGTAACAATCGGAAGAAGGATGAAATATGTTAAGATTGGAGAAGATGTTTATTATTGTAATGGAGTAGAAACTGGTAGAGTCAATGATAGAGTGTCCTATCCTTGGATAGCTACCTCTTATAATACTGTTGAGACAAGAATTTTATCTGGTCCAGTAGTTGGAGATATGTTGGGATTTTATAAAGGTAGGATTTACATTATCACAGATAAGATTATTTATTTTAGTGAAGCAAATTCCAGAAATCATTTTGATCTTGCAAGAAATGTAATCATAGAAAGTTCTACTATTAGAATGTTTGCTCCGGTAATGGATGGTATCTATATCTCAAACGAAAAAGAAATTGTATTTTATAGAGGTAATTCAGTTAATGAATTTGAAAGAGTAGTAGTAGCTGACTATCCTGCAGTGGAAGGATCTGACATTACTGTTATGATGTCTCAAATTGGAGAGGCTGAAGAAGGTGGAAAGGCTGTATTAATGGCCACTGGGAAAGGACTTGCAGCAGGTTTTAAAAGTGGAAATTTTGTAAATCTTTCTGAAGATAAAGTAACTTATCCAGGAGTTGCTTTTGGAGCAGGAATTTTTAAAAATAGAAAATATATTGTGACATTACAACCATAGGAGGAAAGATGGCATTAAGATTAAGTACTGGTTTAGTAACAGAACTGATGGGTGATGGTACTGATGATAATTCTTTAAGAGAATTACTCAAAGATGGAGTATTGGATATTTATAGCGGCAGTCAACCTTCAAATGCTGATGCTACTGAAACAGGTGTTAAGCTTGTCTCTATTACAGAAAGTTCTGGTGCTTTTGTAGGCGGTGCTCCTGGCAACGGTTTAGAGTTTGACGCTGCTGTTGATGGTGAACTTTCTAAGGCTGTTGCAGAGACTTGGTCAGGAAATGGTATTGCAATAGGTACTGCTGGATGGTTTAGGTTTTATAATAATGCTTATATTTTAGGAGAAAGCACAGTTGCCATAAGATTTGATGGGAATGTATCTACTGCTGGCAGTCAATTGATTCTCAGTAGCACTGCAATCCAAGTCTCTTTACCTATAACAATAGATACTTTTACATTAACACAACCAAAGAGTTAACTTATGAAATATATATCTACTGATGCCTTAGATGCTGCACTTAATTATATTAAGACAAATGCAACAATTATGATGATTTGTCATACTGCTCCATCAACGTATGCTCAGGCAGTTGCTTATTCTGTTGGTTCAAGCAATATTAGTACTATTAACTTTAGTGCTCCTAAAACTGGAGCTGTTTCAGGTAGGAGAATTACTTGTGAAGAGGTAGAAATAACTATTACTTCTTCGAATAATATAACATTTCTGGTACTTGGCAAGGTAAGTACTAATACTTTAATGTATGTTACAGAGACTAATTCCACAAGTGTTATTGTTAATTCAATTTATAAAAATAAACCTTGGGATATTGAGATTAATAACCCTACATAATAAAAGGTAAGGAAAAAGTATGGATATTACTGCTAAAGGTACATCTATTTATAATTGGGAACTCTGGAGAGATGGAAAACTGGTTAAAGAGGGAAATTGTCATAATGTAACCACAACGGAAGGGTTTAATTATTTACTTCAGACTGGACTTGGAAATGGGTCATCAAAAGCAATTTGGTATGTAAGTATTTTCACTGATGACTATACACCATTACTTACTGATACTTACGCCGTACCTGGTTTTACTGAAGCTGATGCTGAATATTCTGAAAGTACAAGACCTACTTGGACAGATGATGCTGCAGCGAATGGAAGTATTGCAAATAGTAGTACAGCGGCTTTTAGTATCGTTTCCACAACTACAATTTATGGGGCAGCATTAGTAAGCATTAATACTAAGGCCGATGTAGCTGCTTCTGGTGAAGTTATGTATGGAGCGGCAAAGTTTACTGCGGGTTTACCAGTTGAAAATGGTGATACTTTGAAGGTTAGAATTACTGTTACATTACAGAATGTTTAATCGAAAAGGAGAAGAAAATGGCTGATATAGCTTTACACAAAACTTACGATACTTCTGATGATTGGTGGACAGATATTCAAGCATTTATGATTGCTGCTGGCTGGACAAGCCATGATACTTTAGATGCTAATAGTGAAGTATATAAGACAAATGGTAGTGCTGGTGATCATCCTTATATTTACTTAGAGCTTGTAAGAGATACTGCTGAGATTACTTTTATTCTTTGGCTTTATTGGAATAATTCTACTCATGTGGGTACTACAAAGGCTTATGCGAGTAGCAGTTATGATAATGTAGAATGGGAGATCAGTACAAAAATGTTTATGGTAGGTAATGCTGATTTTGTTGCTATTGGTGGGTTTACAACTAATAATCAACAATTTGTCGGTTTTTTGGATAAACTCTTTTATGATACTATTACAACAACTACAGCACTGGCAAATACTGGTGCTGGTATATCATTGCCAGTAGTGGACTCTTCTGGTTTTAATAAGGGACAGAAATTTCAAATTGTTGGGATAAATAATGAAGGAAGAGACCAATTAACTGTACAATCAATAGTAGATGGTACTCATATTGCTGTTGATTCGTTGCCAAGGGATTATGCTTCTGGAGCTTTTATTGGTGTCAATCCTTGTCCTGCAATGATAAGTAGTAATAGTTCGCTAATTACAAATCTTTCAGAACTTTGTAGATTTGATCATGTTGGAGATGAGGATGGTATTAGTACAGATTATGCACTTGGAGTTTCTGCAATATCAAGTAATTATCTTGATCCTGATGCTGGAACAGGGCAATATGGCTTAGTACCTATGTTGGTAAGAAGTTATAGTTTTCAAGGTGTTTTAGGCTGGCTGGATTTAAATGGCTTGATTAGAATGAGTAATACTGTAACAATGCATGATATGTTTGCAGTACAAACTGGCAATCAGCCAGAACAAGGAACACCTACCAGTGTAACAAATACAACTTTGGTAGATACATCAAAGAGTTGGACTACAAATGAATGGCAAAATAAGATGATACTTATTGTAGATGGTACTGCATCTGGAGCAGTACGGAAAGTTAATAGTAATACTACTGATACTCTTACCGTTGAAACCTGGGATAATAATCCAGATGGAACGAGTACTTATAGAATTTGTGATGCTGTTTATCGGTATCTTGAAGATGGTATTGCTATAAAAGAGGACAGAGAGGTATTGTAATGGCTACTTATGATGCAAGAGTATTAGCATTTACTTCTTTTCCGGATGTAATAATGAGTAATAAAATAGTTCCATTTTATACTGTGTATAAATGTAAAATGATTCCAGTAAAGCAATTTGAGAAATTGATTTCAGTAAGGTATCATTTTATTTTTAATCTTTATAAAGTTGCTAATTTAATTAAAAATGTAATAATAAGAAATATTAGAATATGACTACTTATGATGCAATAATATTAGATACTTTAGATTTTCCTGAAATTATTAGCTCAAAAAAGATAGTTCCTTTTTATAATTATTATAGTTGTAAGAGTAGCAAGATTGCTCCAGAAGGTTTGGAGGTTATTTATCTTGAAGAGTTAGTTTTTTCTGGTATTGCTCAATATAATTGTTTTGCTGGTAAAGAGATTTTCAGAGAAGTGGCATTCTTAACTAATGTTGAGTTATTTACAATTGCTCCATACTTTCATTTTGGTGAGTTACTATTGGCATGTAAAGATTTTTTGGTCTTAGAGACACCAGAATTTTATATTGAACATCTCATAGAAACTGCTGGTGTTACTTTTTCCGTAGTTTGTCCCAACTTAAAATTTGGTTATAATACTTTACTTTCTGATGGAATACTTACTACTGAAGGATTATCATTAACGGGAAAATTAATTTATCTTACTGATGGTCAGTTTGTTAGTTTTGGTGTTCCTGATACAGGAAAAGATATACTTATAAGTACTGCCGCAGTAGCTGTGACAGGTTTTATTATAAAATCCATTTTTGTTTACAATGGTAATAGTGCGGTAACTAATACTATTCCCTCTTTTGAGGTTATTACACTTGCAGTTGCTGGTAATACAAATGTACAATTAAAAATAATGACAATCTCTGCTTATGGTGGAGCTACTGGAGCAATAACTTTTCCTTTTTTAGATTGTTCTTCTACTGGATTGCTTGGAATATCTGGAAATTATAATGATTTTCTACCTTTGATAGCATGTAATAGTTCTGGGACAGTTTCACTTACTGGGACAACTCAGGAAATTCTACCTTTATTTAATTGTAATGCTACTGCCTTTCTTGGACCACTTGGAAATGTTGCTATATTTTTGGAATTAATTGAATTAGAAAGTACAGGACAAGTAGCGATTGTCGCAAATGGAAATATTATTTTTCCAGTAATTATTTGTTATGGTAGAGGTAGAGTGGTAGGAAGATTTACTGATGAAATATTAAGACATAGTAGGTATTAAAAATGGATTATTTAACTCTTGCGATGAATTTAAAGAACCTGGCAATTAGTCAGTATATTAATTATAACTTTAATTCTTTCGCTGAAATTAATGGTACTTTTATTGGTTTTAATGAAGATGGTATTTTTGATCTTGATAATACTCAAGATGATGATAATACTAATATTGACGCATTTGCAGAATTGGTAACCAGTGATTGGGGGATACCCAACCTGAAAAGAATAAGAAAAATTAGGGCAGGTTACGAAGCAGCCGGAGATATAAGGTTAATTTTAACAGCTGATGAAGGTACTGAACAATCATTTACCCTTGCACCTACGACAACTGGGAACATACAAACAGATGGCTCTATGACAGGGAGAAGAATACAAGTAGGTAGGCATTGGAAAATAAAAATTGAAAATACTCTTGGATGTGATTTTAGTCTTGATACATTAACAGCAAAGCCTGTAATTCTATTTAAGTATTAATAAAGCAAGAAAGGAGTTTTAATATGACAGTTTCTGTAGCAAGTGTTCCATATACAAGTTATTCCATGGGAGCTAATGAGGCAGGGCAAATTGTTGAAGATAAATTTACCAGTGCTCAAGCATATGCTGATGATGCCATTACTACTGCAAAATATTATCTTGAAACACTGGCTAATCTTTTTAATGGTATTAATACACCAGAAGCAGATATTAATTATGATTTTCAAGAAATGACACTTGAAAATAACTTAACTTCATTAAGACCAGAAGCTCCAAGTAATGCGGAACTTACTCCAAATAGTGTAGATTCACCAAATAGACCAACTTTTACCTCTATCACTATCCCTACAATTACGATTCCTTCTTATGATGTTGTTGAACCTGATATTAATTTTAATTATGATGAGAGTGACTATTCAAGCAATTTGAATGATTTGATCATTTCTACTGTCCAGACAGCAATTGAAGAAGGTGGAACTGGTCTTGGAGAAGATGTTGAAGAGGCACTCTGGGAAAGAGCAAGAGATAGAACGGTCTTAGAAAATGAAAGGCTTTATGCCGAGACTGAAGATTATTTTGCTTCAAGGGGTTATGAGATTCCACCTGGAATGCTTTCTGGCAGATTGTTAGAAATTTCAAAAGAGATTAATAGAAACAACCAGCAATTAAATTTTGAAATTACTATAGAGCAGGCTAGAATTGCAAAAGAACAGAGTCAATTTATTATTACTGCGGCAACTAATTTAGAAGGTCAGGAAAAGGAACTTTTTAATGCTACTGCAAGTAGATTGCTGGAATCTGCTAAGACAGCCGCAGATGTCATTCTTAAAGTTTATACTACTAAAGTAGAAGCTTATGCCAGTAGACTTCAGGCAACTGCTTTAAATGTAGAAATTGAAAAGACTAAGGCTTCGATAGTAACTGAAAGTAATTCCAATTTAGTGAGTATTTATCAAAGTGATATAGATGCTTATAAGGTAAGAGTTGGAACTGAACTTAGTATAGTAGAGAATATTGCAAAAGTCTATGGTTATAAGATCGCAGGTTATGAGGCTGATGCTAAGTCTCTTGCCGTGACTCTGGATGCCCAGATTGAAGAGTATAAAGCAAGAATTAGTCAAGCCACTAATCAAACAGAATTATCATTGAAAGAGGCTGAATTAGCTTTACAGAGTTATCTTGGTGGATTGTCTTTAACTATAGAAGGACAAAAGGCTATAAGTAATATTTCAGCACAGCTTGCAGCAAGTGCATTAAGTTCTGTCAACGCCAGTGCAAGTCTTGGAGATTCTGTCAGTCAAGGTATTACAAAAGGTTATAGTTACAATCATAGCCTTAGTAATTCAGCCAATCTTTCAGAACAACATTATTATCCACATGCGGAAACATAAACATTGTCAATAAACTTTAAATATTCAGGCGATAAATATAATGCAAACAGGTTGAAGTTCTTCGGACTTAGGCAGCTTGAAATCTTAAAAAGTGCTATGAGATTTCAAGGATTGCAGCAGAATAGAAGACTTGTTAAGTTTAGTAGTGGTGTTTCTGTGCTTTGTACATCAGTAATAGGAATAGATACTATTGATATTTATGTTCCTCCATTGTTTCCAGTTGGTGGAAAGGGAGTTATAACAGAGGAAGAATATTGCTGGTGTACTACTTATTTTACTGAAGGTACAATACTTGGGGTTATCAATTCTGATGCTATGGAAGGAGAATACCCTAATGAAACTAATCATGAGAATAATTATTTTTATTACCATGATATGTTTAATTCTGAAACAGAGCATGAAGACAAGTTTAATGGTATTATGTATAATGTGGAAATTTGTAGAGGTACAAAGAAAGAAGTAGTAACTTGTAGTTCTACTGACTTTACCAAATACACTGAGGGAATGAAAGTTATATTATTTTGTGTCGGAGATTATGTTAGCCCTAAAAGAAAATATCCATTTCCTGAGGCTTTAGCAGAACCTAAAGGTTGTCCTGGAAAGTCTGGTAAATGCTATGCTTGTTCTGCATTACTCAAGTCTAAAGAAGAAGCACCTATTTTAGAAGGTACTTATGTATTAGTACCACTAACTTTTGAAGAAGCTACTGGTGATGCAAATTTACTTCAAGTGACTCCAAGTGATTTAGAAAAGGGAGAGGTTTATAAGAGTGCTGTTAATGATTTAAAAGATATTGATTTTGAAAATAATACTATTGAGACAGGTTGGGGAACTGCAAGTATCCATATTAATTCTCAAGAACCTTTTGAATTTAAAGATGGTTGCAGGGTAGTGGCTTTGGCAAAAGCAGGATGTCTAAAGGATAAAACTTCTTTATTAATAGTAAATTGTGCTAATGATTATTATTGCCTTGGGCATATCTTTAATACTCCAGCAAGATGTCTTTCTGATTGTCTAAAGTTTTCTACTTATGTTAATGCACTTCTCTGGGATACATCTAAAGATAAAGAAATTATCTTTGATCCTGATAAAAAATACGTAACTGTTTTTGGTAATTATTATATTTTTGCTATTTTTATTCCTAAGGCTGTATATGTTATCACTACAGATACAGAAGAGAGTTCAAGTGCAGACGGGATAACTACAATAATTCGCAATAAGGTAACAGAAATTACTATAGATCAAGCTAAAAGAGGCTCACTAACAAAAGATTTGGATTCATCTTATACAGGAACAGAAATAGTAGATGATATAGAAAAAATTGGGCATATACCAGATTCAGTTTCCTCAAGAACATATAGTGCTACAAAAACGATATTACCTACATCTTTTTGCTTTATTAGTTATTTAGGTGATTATATTTCTCCTACTCCTATAGCATTTATTGATAAACTACATACTATTACATCTTCCTCTACGCATGGAGCTAACAATGCTTCGATAGTAACTGGTGATGTACATAATCATTATGATAGGGATAGTTCGTTAATATTCACAATGAACAGGAGCTTGACTGTTTCCTATGGTGATCCAAGTGGAATACCTAATATTTCTGAGAGTGGAACTAATCTTATTACGGAGCAAGATACTATAATTGTTTCTACTTATCAAAGTAACATAGTTTATTTTGTAGATTTCTATCTTACTCTTGGTTTTACTCGAAGTGGTTATGGTACTGGGACAAATTGGGATACTATACCAAATGCACATGTAGTAATATATAAAAAAGAAGATATTACGAACCTAAGTTCTTTTAGTTTTATGGACTGCGAAAAAATAACTTCTGGAGCATTAATAGATGCATTAAAAGAGTTTCTTATAAATAATTATCTGCATGGTGATTTTGGTGTATCTGGAAATTTACAGTTATTAATAAATAGTGCCGATTAATAGGAGATGCAAATAATGCAAACTGGTGAAACGACAGACGAATACAGAAAAGCAAGAGATGAAACAAGAAGAAGAGAAGATAGAATTGCCGCTAAAAAAAGACAGCAAGAAATGGCATTATCTGCCAGCAGGCAAGGTGGGCAAACTGGAAGACAAGCCATGATTGAAGCTGGCAAAAATACTCGGACTACAAAAAATATTCAGGCTGCCAAAGATGCTCAATCTACTTCAAAAGGTAGTGGATTTACTCCTTTGCAAACAGCAAATATGCGAAAGGATATATATAATAAATTACAGCCAGTATGGAAAGAGAAATCATTATTAAATCAATGGACTAATCCAAGAACAGGTAAAGCATTAAGTGCTGGAGAAATCAGACAAAATCAAGATGATGAAGTCACTAATTATATGGAAAGATATACAAGGACTTCAGGTATGGCACAACCAGCAGGGGCACGACCAGAAAGATTACAAAGAAATAATTTGCAAAGCTATGGAAGTGCAACAACAGAAGGAGGCAGAAGATTCGAGGTTGGTTCAGATAATAGAATCCATGAAAGCAGAGCTAATTCTTTATCATCACCTTTGATGAGTCCAGCAATTCCAGAAGCAATTCCAGAAGCACCTTTAGCCCCAACTCCACCTTCAGCGCCACCTTTACAATCATTACCAAGTAGTGCTCAAAATCTATCATCAGATAAACCTCAAAATTCATTATCAGGCTATACAAATCCATCAGTCCAGGGTTCATATTTATGGGGAGAAAAAGATGGACAGCCACAACGATTATTTCAAGTTGAAGCGCCTGAAATTAAAAAATATACTTGGAGTAATGTTAATGGTCAGCCAAGAAGATCAAGAACAAAACAAAGTATTCCAAACCCTAATTATCAAGAATATCTTAAAAAATTAGATCAGATAGGTATGTAATTATGAATTTATCAGATTATAATAATGAAGACTTAGATAACCAAAAAAAGAAACAAAATTTATCTTCTTTATCAACAGATGTTAATCCAAACCAACAATTTTTAGATGCTGGTCATCGTGCGGTTGAAGAAAAGATTAAAAATAGTCCATTATTTCGCCCAGAACGATATTTTGAAGATATGACTGATGATGATTATATCGCAATGGGGAGAGATAGTTTAAAAGAATCAAATCAACGAACATTTGGTGGAACATTAAAAGATATTGCCATCACAGGTGCTAAAGGAGTAGTTGGTGTCGGTGAATCAGTAGTTGGCTTGGCTGATATTCCTACTTTTGGCTATGTTGGTAAAGGAATGGAGAAATATCTTGGCTATGATCCTGAAAAAACACAAGAGATGTTGTATGGACAATATTCACCAGCGCAAAAAGAAGCTTTTGAAAATGTAAGTCAAGCAAAAGGTTTTATTCCTACGATAAAAGAAAGCATTAAAAATCCAAGCACTATTGGACATGCAATACTTGAATCAGCCCCACAAATGTTGGGAGGAGCAGCAGCAGCAAAAAAACTACTTTCCTCTGGATTGTTAAAAATGACTCCAACTTGGAGTAAGGTTATCTCTTCTGCAATGGGTGAAGGACTCGTAAGTGCAGGAGCATCAGCTGAAAGTGTTAGGCAACAAACTGATGATGGGCTTTTAACTCCAAAACAAGCAGCAATTTCTGTAGCTTCTGGTATTGGTACAGGATTATTTTCAGTTGCAGGAGGTAGAGTTGCTGAAAAATTTGGTTTTGCCGACCCAGATACTTTCTTGGCAGGCGGTAGCAATGTTACAAAGACTGGAATTATAAAAAGAATATTAGGTGGAGGTATTTCTGAAGGTGCTTTTGAAGAGCTTCCACAATCAATGCAGGAACAGGTATGGCTCAATGCTGCACTTGATAAGCCTCTATTAGATGGTGTCGGTGAAGCTGGGGCAACTGGTCTTTTATCTGGTATGACAATGGGTGCAGGATTTAATGTCTTTACTGGAGATTCAGCTACTAAAACTGGAGAGTCATCTATTGATGCTGAAAAAAATAAACAGATTGATGCACAAGCTGAAAATATTATTTCTAATGGCCCAGAAGTTATTAATAATTCACTTATTCAAATAGACAAAGATTTAACTGGTTTTAATACTTTGTTGAATAATCCAGAAGCATTAGAAGCAAAGGCTGTTGAACTTAATATGCCAATTGAAGAATTAACTGCTTCTCTAAATGATCAAATTAATATATCGATGCAGTTGCAAGAACGATTAATGACTGAAACTAAGTTAACAGAGCCAGAAGTCGTTCCAGAGAACATACCTGAACAAGATATCATCCCACAAGACATATCACCATCAGATGAATTTATTCAAAGAGGTCAACCAAGTACAGCAGAAGAATCAGCTATGTCTTTTGGTTTACATCCTTCTCAATCGCCAGCAGCAGACTCGGCAAGGATTTTTGAAAGAGAAGGAGATATTATTAGTAATGCACAAAGAGAACGTCAACAAGTTATAAACAAAACATATCTCCCAGCAGAACAAGAATTAGATGCTTTTGAAAGACAAGAAAGAGAAAAGAATAATATTAATCAAGATCAATTGAAAGAATTATCTATAAGGCTTGATAGATTTAGTCGTGAGGATAAGATAGAGTTACAAAAATTAAAAAAAGGAAAATTACAAATTCCTGTAGATATAAACATTGAATCTCCCACTAAGAACGATAAATATAAAATAGAAATGGCAAAAGATTTTATAGATACTGCTACGGAAAAATTAGGTGGGAAGCTTGCTATTAATATTGTTGATCAATATGGCAGGCCAATTGAGTCAGCAGGAGTGAAAGAACTTTCTATAGGTGAAAAAAGAGACAGAGCTGCTGAATATATAGCGGCTGAAATTAAAGATCAAATTGAAAAAAAGAAAGTAATTGCCGATGAAGATACTGCTTTTAGAGACTGGCAAAGAAAAGCTGGTGATAAATATTGGAGTATAGGGCTTACAGAAGATGAGGTATTTGAACAATGGAAACAAGAAGCTAATCGATTAAGACCAAAAGACATAGTAATGTCTAATATGGCTATGTCACCAATTGAGCAAGAAGATCGTCGACAAGCAGAAATTGAAGTTGATCAAGAAAAACGGATTGCTGAACCAAGACGTATAGATACCACTCGACGTAAGCATATTGATGAAATGACGATTGATGAAATGCGAACTGAACTTAAAACAAGTCATTTAACAGGTCTTGGAAATAAAAGAGCTTATGAAGAAT